TGTACGAGTAATGCGGAGAAAGCAAGCGATGACGTGATTAGAGTTGTGTGGAAGATTACAAGTATAGTTGATAGACTTTTTCCCATTAGTGTCGGAAAACGAAAATTTATCTTCTTCATATACTAATACTGGATTGTCCGCATACCTGATTTGCCCACAACGAGATCGGAGAACGAGTTCACCATAGCCGGAGATGGTAAGTAAAAGACGACCTTCATAGATGTTCTTTCCATTAGCATCTTTCCCTATGTTAGAATTACGTCCTTGAAGATAACATAGTGCACGAACACCTGGCTCAACGGAAAGCCCGCAGACAGCTAAGTCAATAAAGGCAGTAAAGATGGAAAAGCGTGTTACAGCATCGCATACTTTCTTGTTGTCAGAAAGGAAACGGGTGAAATGAATGCTTTCTCGCTCATAGGCTGCTTCGCCTGTACCTTCACCCCAAAGAGTGTCGTAGATTTGAATAAAACGTTGTTTTACTGATGCTGATTGCACGATGTCGAGGGGATTCATTTGATTAATCTCTTCGACAGTAAGAAGAATGTTACTCATGATGTAAGTTTTTTGATTGTTTATAATTGAATTGTGAGTTTCATGAAAAGTAAAAAGGCAACACCAACCCGTGATGTCGCCCTAAACTAATCATGAATAAACACACTACAAGAAATGTCATAAGAATCTATGTTATATCTTTCTTGATTTTAGTTTATTATCTTCGTACAGTTGATAGATAACATTGTCTATTGAGCATGATCCAGTGATATTACGTTGTCTTATACCTATATCGTCTGACTCGCAACGACCGTCTTTGAATATGCAACCAGCGCATATATCACTTTCTACAGCTATTAACTTTACTGTCTTTCCCGTATCTTTGACGGGGTGTTCAAAAATATCTCCTGCTTTCATGTTTACTTAGATTTGAATAAAGGGCATATCCAAATAAAAATAAAGTGTCGAATTTTAAAATTATTGCTGAAATGGATACTCCCTTTGATTATTAATTACTACTTTTGTTTTTGTCGAATTTTTAAATTAACAACTATGTTTACAGATGATCAAAAAAGTAAAATGCAAAAGAAATTGGATGATATAAAATGTCCAATTTGTGGTAAGGACTACAAGCTTATTACAGATGTGCCTACGCATGTTATCAGTTTTCCAGAAACAAGTACGGGTTATGATTTTACAAAGGTTTCTTACATAACTTGTGTTTGCGTTGAATGTCTAAGTTGCGGGTATTTAATGCAGTTTAAAGTAGACACTCTGTTAAAATAGTCAATTCACCATCAAAGCTGCTCCCCATTTCGAGAGGGCAGCTTTTTTCTTAAATTTTTTTCATATTTATTTTATATTTCTTTCTTGTGCTTTCTTACAGCATTCAGATACCATGCAGAACTTACACCAAGACTGCAAGGTTTCACGTGTTTCTCCTTTACGTCGATACTTCAGGGGATAGAAGTAGTTCAGACGGAAGTATTTCCCGCAATGGGTGCAACGCTTATGTAGTACTCCGTCAATGTTCATATAGTTTTCCTTCCTTCTGCCAACAGGCAGACCGTCACTGTCGAGTATTATCATGATGCCAACTTTTGTTTGATTAAACCTATGTTCTTCCTCACAAGGCCGATGATACGTTCATGGTATTCAGTATTCTGATTACAGGCTCCACGGGATTGCACGATATCCAAAGTCTTTAAGTTGATTTCAATTGTTTCGATGCGCTTATCTCCGATACGGGCCGATAGAATAAGACAATCTGAGCGTTTCCAATAGCCATTGGCAAATACACAATGGTGCATGATATCTCCTTCTTGCTTGAATTCATCGAGAGATTTCAGAGGAACGATAATTAATTTGTTGTCGGATATTACCAGGTCTATAAACTTACCGATTCTCTCAAGGAATTTTTTTTCTGCTTCCTTCTGTTTTAGCATTTCCCGTTCCAGTCGTTCTTTCTCGGCTTTTTCTTGTTCCTTCCGACGCTTGGCAACGTAATAGTCATGAGCTTTGTGTAAGTTCTTGGGACAAACATAATAGGCATTGCGAAGATCTTTATTGTATCTTTCAAGTAATTGAAGGTAATCAGCATACATGCTTGCGTCTTTGACTATGTATTTGTTCCGGATGCAGATTTTTACCGTTGGCCAATATCTGTTGATAAAAGAGGCGTTACCATTTGTCACATACCCAAGTAAACTGTATTGCTTGGCTTTAAGCAGTGTCTCATTTTGGGGCTTATACTTTACGCCCTTTAGGAGCCAGTAAGGGTCAGCACCTTTGATTTGTCGGTTGACACCGTATTTCTTGTACTCATTCTTCCACTTTTGAATCGGATAGGTCATGTGTACATACACTTCATAATCAAAAGAGCTATATCCCATGCCCCGTGTCCGGATTTGCATCTCAGAGCTATGTGACCAACCGTCAAACATATATGCTGAATTCATCAAACGGCCTTTGGCTACTGTTGTAACTTCCTCATCATCAGACATCCATTTCTGCATTACTTCATCAATAAAGTAATGTGCTGGTCTCCCAGTACGATTAGAGCGAAGAACATAGATATATCGGAACACCTGATACTCCTCAAATTTA